GGAATACGGATTTGTGAGCCTTCAGGAATAACTAATGTCATTAAGTCTACATTTGGGTTAGCTACTGCTATAACCCACCATAAAGAAGAATCACCATAATAATTTAAAGCTAAAATATCGTATCTGTCTCCTTGAGTAGTATACACATAAATATCTTCAGGGGATAATGGAACTTCAGGATAACGAGATGTAGCATATACTTGTTTTCCATCAGTAGTTTTAATAATGGGTATGTCCTGATATCTATTCATTAGTAGTTAGTGTTGTCTCCATTACTTAGTGCAATATATCTTTGATTACCAAATCCAGTAACTTTACCTCTACCATTAGTAAATGTAAGACCTTGTTTTTGTGGTACAAAATTATGAATTGGAGTAAAGTTAAAGCTACTTACGTTTATTCTGTGAGGTAATTCTTTTACAGTATCATCACTACCCCCACTAGTATTAATACCTATTTCCCATGTTGTATCTTGAGGAACATCATAAGTTAAAGCTGTAATAAATCCTACTTGCTCATGTAGATAACCACCCATAGTTAATTGTACTAAAGGACCTCTCATATAACCAGAAGGGCTATAATCTGGGGCTAAGTTAGAGGCTAAGTAGTTAAGTTTTTGATACATTGGGATAAGTTCCTGCTTTGATTGGGCAGCAACAGTAAAAGATAATGAAATTGTTCTACCAAATCCATTGTAAGTGTAAAAATCTTCTCCTCTACCCATATACTTGTTAGCTGTCCAATCTGCGGTATATGAATCACTAAAGCTATCTATAAATGCTCTAAAGTGGATAAATGTTTTAAAATTAGGGGCAGTACCATCAATAGCAGCTATTCTAAATTTAACTAGATCATTTACTGGGTAAGCTTCAGAATCTTCTTCTACAGAATCACTTCTATAAATTGGTAATGCTGTTATTTTATCTAGGGCTTTTACAGCACCTTGGTATGCTATACCTGTAGTATAATTTGAATAGTCTTTAGTTGCACGTTTTCCAGGGTCTCCTAAATGGACTCTAGTTTCAATATTTTCAGTTTGGTAGTCTGGAGATTCAGGTGTAGCACCTGATTTAAGTGCTCGTTCTTTATAGGGAGTTTTTAAGGTACTTCTTAATACTTTTCTAAAATCTTGAACTCTAGGAGAGCTAGTTAATTTACCTTCAGTTTCAGGAGTTTCAATTAAATCACTTTGATTGTAAGTAAAAGTGTTATTAGCGTATATTAACGGAGTATTTTTAGGCCAAGTATTACCTTCAATTGCAGGTTCATATACATTATGAAAATAATCATCTACAGGTTTACCATCAGGATTATAGTTATTAACTAATCTGTCTCCTGTTAATCTAATGTATTTACCTGAAACTCCTTTATTATCTGGGCTGTTAACAGTTTTTAAGTATTTTAAAGAATCTGGGTTGTCTTGTTTAGGGGTCCAAGTTGAAGAACCATCAGGTATTTTACTTAAGCTACCAGATTGGGGTGTGTTTACATTAGTGTTAGGTAAACTAATAGAAACTATTTCTCCTGATGGAGTAGGGTATATATTACGTTTGGTCCAAGGTTTTAGTACGTCTATTTTTTGACCTGCTGCTTGTATTCCTGATCTACTATCAACTGATTTTCGAATTTTTTGACTACCTGTTACTTCAGCATTTGGAGTAAGAGTTCCAGGTTTATAGACATTATAAGCAAAGCTAGGATCAAATGTATATCCTCCATTTTTAGTTATAACTCCTTCAGGATTAGGACCTTGAGGTAATAATTGACCTGTAGCAGCTTCATAAGCATCTGTAACACCATATGGGGTTATAAATAAATCAGATGTTTTATCATTAGGTCTTCTAAAAACACTATAATTACCTGCTGCAGGATTTTTAGGAGTTTCGATTATACTAGAAAAAAATGGTGTACCGGGGATTGGTACTTGTTTTCTTTGCCCAAAGAAACCAGAATTTAGTAGTTGTACGTTATTTACACCAGTTCTTTTGTTACCATTATCTTCAAATCTAATATTAGTTTGACCTACTCCTAGTATTGAACCTGGACCACCTCCATAAGTTAATACTGTGTTTTTTAAATCAACATTAATATTATTAGGTTTAGCATACCCCCCAATAGAATTATTTAAAATTCTAGATTCATATAATGCAAATAATCTATTATCTAAAGCAGTAGCCCCACCTGAATTTATCCAATCTAAATTATATTGGGAAATTTTATTATAGTAAAGATATTCATTAGAAGCATAAGCTCCACTTACTCTAAACGGGTTTACCCCCTGTTTATTTAAATGACCTCCAAAAGCTATAACACCAGCCTCAGCTAATGTATTTAATGGAGTATAAATGCCTTCGTTTAATATACCACTAGTTTGAGTACGAACTGCTGAATTGGATAAAACGTTTTGTTTAGCAATAAAGAATAACCCGTTAGGAGACTTTAAATCAAAAAACATTTTAGTTAGTCTTTTGATATCTGTTAAAGAATCTCCTACGGTTAAGTAACCTCCTCTTAAAATAAAGTCAGGAGATTTTGGTTCTAAACCATCTGGAATCTTAGCCTGGATATAGGGTTGTCCACTATATCCGCCTCCAGGGGTATCCTTACCGTACTTGAGGCTTTTTAAGTCGGTTACTAATTCTACTAATGGCATTTATATTATCCTGGAGGATTGTCTAAATACTTAGATGGAGTTTTTCCGTTAAGGTCTAATTGTGATGGTTGTGGTAAAGCATTATTGTAACCATCATTATACGCAGTATAATCGTTAGATACAATAGAAGCAGCTGAACCATCTAAAGAATATCCTGCTTGGCTACCATCAGCATGTAATTTAGATTGCTTAGTAGCTAGTGGATTAACTTTTGGAGTTTTACCATCATAAGGAGTCAATACTGAACCTTGTTGTGTTAATTTGTCTAATAGTCCCATAGTTGTTTTATTTATAAATATTAAAAACTTATTGAGTTTTATAAGTACCCATAGCCATAGCTGTACCTACTTTATTACCGTCAAGGTATACTGTACCTTCTTTGCTTAGAATTTGTCCTAATAAATTTTCTACAGCAGACATGCGTTCAATTAACGGGGATAAATTAATTGAAGGTGAAGATGGGGTATTTACTGATTGGTTTTTACCTCCTAAATTGGTACCGGCTATTACCGTGTCTTTATCGTTTAATGATATTGCACCTTCAGGAGCCATTAAAGTACGTTTGCCATATCCTGGAGAAACAACATCATCTCCTTTAAAACGATTGTATATTCCTATACCTAAAGCTGTGGCTCCAGCAAGAGCACCTGCCATTAAAACTGGGCCTATAATAGGAATACCTGCAACTGCTTTAGCAGCACTAAGTGCTAAAGAACCAACATCAACTAACATACTTCCTAGTTTTTTAGCTTTAAGAAGTCCTTGCATTGCTAAATCTTTTATAGTAGCTAATATACCTCTTTGTTTTACAGCTAGTACAGCATTTTCAAAAGCTAAGCCTATATTTTTTTGCACATTAGCCATTCTTTCATGAACTACTGCTATAGCAGCTAATGTATTCTTTTTTAGGGAATTTACTATACTAGCATTTTCTAGAATTAAATTCTTTTCAGCTGTCCCTTTTTTAACATTTTCAAAATATGTTAATCTAGATTGATAAAATAGTTTTTGTTTATCAGTAATTAAACCTAACTTATTAAGAGCAGCTGCGGCTTGGGCTTGAAGTAATCCTCTTTGTTGAATTAATAAAATTCCTTTATATACGGCATATACTGGGAGTAAATATTTGCCAAGTTCTATAGTATATTTAACAATTTGTCCTATAAATCCTGCTAAAGGAGCTACAGCTTCGGCTATTTTACCAAATATATCTAATATAGGAAGTAAAGGTTCGGCTATAGAAACAAATACTTCTTTTAATTTTTCTATAGAAGCTGTAAATCTTTCTTGAACTGATTGACCTGCTAACTGATTAGCTAGTTGTTCATCACCTAAACGTTTTTTAGCTTCTTCTAAACCTACTTCTTTAACTAAATTATTAAATCTTTCTTGAGCAGTTTTACCTTCAACTCCTGAAAGTTTAGCTATTGCTTCTCTTTCTATTAAAGATTTAGCTAAATCTTCACGTGTCATTCCAACAGATTTTGCTAAAGCTTCTTGTTGAATAACATTCATTTCAGTAAAGTCTGCTGCTGAACCGGTTTGTTTAGCAATTTCTTCAGCAACTGTAGCTATATCTCCATTTAAAGCTGCTAACCTTGCTTTTTCTAAATTAAGATTTTTACCTGTTAATAATTCAGCTTCTAGTTCTGCTGAAATGGAACTTTCAAAATCAAGTAAAGATTTAGAAATGTTTTCTACTTGTTCTAAAGAAACACCTAATGCTTTAGCTTTTACTACAGCTTTAGCTAATGCTCCAGGTTGACCTCCTAAAGTAAGTAAAGTAGCAGAAGAAACATTTTTAACTTCTTCTAAAATTTGTTTTTGGTTTAAAGCTAACCCATTAGCATCTGAGATTGCTTTGGCTTCACCTAAGAATGCTTTAGTATTATCTTCTAATTCTCCACCAGTTAAAATACTAGTTTTATATAAACCAATAGCGGCTTCATTAGATAATCCTGCTTCTTTAGTTAATCTTTGAAAGGTTGCTAAGGATTCTTCGCTAATCTGCCCAAATGTACCAAATTCATTATTTAAAGTAGTAAAAGAATCTACTAAACCCTGGGTAGTAACATTCAGTAAATATGCATTATTAGCTGCTGAATTTAGTTCATTTGAAAGCCCTGAAGCTTCAGCATAGGAAATGCCAAAGTTTTTAGCTAATTTTCCTGTAGATTCATCTAAAGCAAATAGGGCATCTACTATCCCTAATACCGCTGATTGAATTAAATTAGCTGGGGAGAGGGCTTCAACTAAATTATTTTTTAGTAAACCTGCATAAGTGTTGGCTACATTAAATTTAATTCCAGCAGCATCTGCTTCTTGTGCTAATCTTTTAGTTTCTGTTACAGCATCAGCAAATCCAAGTGAAGGTAATCCTATTTTAGAAAGTGCTTTATCAATACCTTCGGCTAATTGAGGTATAAAACCTAACTTTTTTTCAACTTCTTCGTTTACTTTTAAAACAGCACCAAACCCATCTTTAAGAAGCTGGGTGTCCTGTATTTGTTTTTCTATCTCGGCAGTAGATTTTCCTTGGGTAGCTAATTGATCTCGAGTAGTTCTTAAAATATCAGTTTGACGACGTGCTTGTTCCTGTAATCTTTTAAACTTTTTATCATCTAAATCGCTATCACCTCTTCTAATACTTAAAGTTTCACGAGCAATACTTGATAATTTATCTAAGGCTGATTTTTGAGCATTAAGTAAACTTTTACCTTTTGTAAGGTCAGATACGGAATCAGCAAATGATTTAGCTACATAATCTAGATTATCTGAAATGGTATCAATAATAGTATTGATATCTTCAGATAAAGCTCTAAATTCTTCAACAGTAGCATTGTTCTTTCTTAAAGCTTCATATTCTTCTTGAAGACGTCTTTTTCTATCTTTATCAAGTTTTTCAAGCTTTAAGGCAGCCTCAATGCGTTTTTGATAATTCTCTAATTCGTTAGCCATTCAAATGAATATTTGTTATAAATATTATTACTTATAACTTATTTTACTATATGGTTTAGAAGCACCAGCAAACGCTGGAGTATTTACTTTACCTGAAGAATCAACAGCTGTTGTTTTGTTTTTACCTTGGTTAGCTTGCTCAGTAGCTTTAGATTCTTCACTATAAAATTCTTGTATTTTAAAGAAAGTAAATTTCCTTAGCCATATAGGCATAGAATAGACTGTTTCCCAGTCATAACCACCCTTACCATGAAACACTATTTCATGGATTTGGGTGAATAAATTCATTCTAACTTGGGGAGCTACCTCAGGCGTCAGGCCAAAAAAAGCTAAGATTCACTGGTATAGCGACCTCCCCACCGCTATTTGTAGTAAATATTAAATTAACATCTGGTTGAACCTGACGGATAGAAAAAAAGAGGGCTCTTGAATCGCGGGCTAGTAGATTATTGTCTACAAACTCACGGATAGTTTTAGCTTCTCTATTACCATCAACTGAGGTAAGAATATATTTTAAACGAGTTGATAGTTCAGGTGAGGAATCTTTGTTAATTTTCTTTAAACCAGCTAATTCAGCATCAATTTTTTTATCATCAGCTGAGGTTAAGATTTTAAATGTTACATCAACTCCTGAATTGGGGAGGGTAAAAGCGAATTCGTTTACTCCTTTAGTAACTAATGATTCGTCAAAAGGTTTATTATCAATAGTAGATAGATCAACTACATAAGATTCATCGTCGTAAACAAAATCGTAATCTTTACCATAACCTAAAACACGAGCAGCAACCATAAGTGCGTTTTTATCACCTATAATTAAATCATCGTAGTTGATTTTAGTTACAATAAGAGATTGTAATAGTTTATCTAATACAACACCTTGTTTGATGTAAGCTTGGTTTGTAAGAATATCTTCTTCTTTGGCAGTCATGTACTTCATTTCTACCTTTCCTTCTGCTAAAGGATTTCCTTCTGGGTATAATAAACCTTTTGAAGGTAACTCAACTATTTCTGTTGGGATTTTAAATTCACTCATAAATTTTTATTTAATAAAACTAGTTTGTCTATTATAAATATAATATAAAAAAAGAGCTTGGCAAAGCCAAGCTCAAATTTAATTTTTGTAAAAAACTTCTTAGAAGTTCAATACACAGTAATCCATACCAAGTGTTAATGATAGGTTGATAGCAGTGTTTTCTGTATCCCAGTTGTATTCACCAAAGTTACCACCCTTAATAAATGCTCCTTTGATTACCCATTCAGAAACGATATCACCTACAGGACCTAAAACATCGATAGTTAAATCTTTCTTATAGAAATCAGAGTAACCATCTCTACCTGTTACAGATTCGTGGTGTAAACGTACCCATTCCATTACAGCTTGTGCTCCAGAAGGGGTGATTGGATCAAATAACGTCATTGTTAAATCTGACCAAGTGGTTTTACCCTTAACCTTTCTGTACACGTTAATGTGGTTAAGTACTACTTCACCTTGTTCGAAAGTAACAGCTGAAATTGCTTTGATTGTGTAAGATGGAATACCATCTATGTACATGATAAAGCGGTTCGCTTGTTTTGGTTCAAACGCTGTGAAAAATATTTCATTTGGGTCTAATACTGCCATTTTGCTATATTATTTATTTTATTATAAATATTGTTAATTACAACTCTTATGCTGGGAAAGTAGCTCCAGTTGGTAAGATGTTAAAGTCTAGGTAAATGAATTCAGCAGTCTTAGTTGGTTGTAGATAGATCTGACCAATTAATTGGTTTCTATCAATTACGTCTGGAGTGTTGTTGGAATCATCCATAATTACTCTAAACGCATACAAACCTTGACGTTGTTGAACTGATTCAAGATATGGGTTAACTTGGCTTAAGAATTGGTTTCTTGTAGCAATTGTGTTTTGTTCAAACACTAAGT